AGATCGTTTACCAAATGGTAATTATCTAGAAAATACTGCAAATCATTTTGTAGTAGTTTTAGGTGATAGTCCATCAACTGCTTTGATTTCTATGAAAGCTACTCAATTAAAAATTAGTAGAAAATGGAATTCAATCATGATGGGTATTAAACTAAATGGTAAGAATGGATTATTTACTCCGCCAACATATAGCCACATTTACAATCTAAAGACTGTTCAGATGTCTAATGACAAAGGAACATGGTTTGGATGGGAAGTAACTAAAGTTGGTCCTATATCAGATAAAGGTGTTTATAACATTGCAAAAAGCTTTGCTGAAAGATTAGGTAAAGGTGAAGTGCAAATTAAACATGGGTCTGATGAATCAAAAACAGATTCTCCATATTAATCATCTAACGTAAGTTAGATTCCTAGGATTGGGCGCGGAAGCGAGAGTGGAGGCGCCCAAGACAAATTATGATAGAGAAATTTAAAAATATATTTAAGGGTTTAGAAAGAGCCCATGGTTGCACTAAAGTTGGTCCTTCAAATAAAAACGGAGAAAAAGTTAAAGGACAATCTTTTGTAGTAAGAGAACCAGTTACAGATGAACTTTGGTCAAAACATTTACAAGGTACACAAAGTTTAGGAATAATTCCAATTAACGATGACAATGAATGTGTGTGGGGATGTGTAGACATAGATTCATACGCAGGATTTGATCACAAAAAACTAATAGATAAAATAAAACAATTTAATTTACCGCTGGTAGTGTGTAGGTCAAAGAGCGGGGGCGCTCATGTGTTTCTGTTTTTAGAGAAACCTGTAAATGCAGAAAGAATGAGAGACAAACTTACAGAAATAAAAACACTACTAGGATACGGCGGATCAGAAGTTTTTCCAAAACAAATTAGATTAAAATCACAAGACGACACAGGAAATTTTTTAAATTTACCATACTTCAATGGTGACAACACAACAAGATATGCATTTAAAGAAGATGGTAGTGCAGCGAGTTTAGAAGAATTTTATGGGATCATTAATAATGTAAAACAACTAGATGTTGGTCTCGTAAAAGTGCAGAGGCCCCAATCAGAATTTTCTGATGGGCCTCCGTGCATAGAACTTATGTCTATAAATAAAATACCAGAGGGTGGTAGAAATAATGCAATATTTCATTATGGAGTATATGCTAAAAAGAAATGGCCATCAGAATGGAAGAGTAGACTTACTATGTTTAATATATCTGCATCACAATCTCCATTAAGTGAATCAGAGGTAGATATAATTAAAAAACAACATGATAAAAAAGATTGGGGTTATAAATGTAATGACACTCCTATGTGTAATTTATGTGATAAAAAATTATGTAAAACTAGAAAGTATGGAATAGGAGAAGAAATAGTATTTCCTGCGTTAACTGACTTACAAAAAATTAAATTAGAAAAACCATATTATTATCTTAACGTAGATGGTGAAAGATTGCATTTAGAAAATGTAAAATATTTAAAACAACAAAGTTTATTCCAGGAAGCGTGTATGGAACAATTAGATTTTAAACCACCAACAGTTAAACCAAAAGAATGGGACATGATTATAAACCCATTGATGAAGAACCACGAACCTGTTGAACCACCAGAAGGTGTAACAACACATGATCAATTAAGAAATCATTTAGAAGAGTTTTGTTTAAATAGACATATTGGATCAGATGTTACGGATCTTAAAAAAGGTGGAGTCTGGACTAATGATGGGTACCACCATTTTGTTTTTAGTATGTTCTATAGCAAATTTTTAATTAGACAAAGATGGGAAATAAATTATCAGCGTACAGCACAAATGTTAAAAGATCACTGTAATTGTGATGATAAAAAAAGAGTTGGAAAAGAAAGAACTTCTGTTTTTACAGTAAAACAATTTGATAAGAAAAAAGATGATTATGTTCAAAAAGAATTAAAACCAAAGGATATATTTTGAAAAAGAGAATACACGTGAACATGCATCACATTCGTCACAACAAGAAACATGGCACAAATAAACCTGTAATAACTGTTAAGACATCTAAGTCTAATGATTATGGTCATGAGGTTGAAATATTAGGACCTAGTAAAATTATATATAGTCCTGATAAACCATTAAGTTGTGGTGCTAGAGTTTGGATTGAAACGGAAGCTGAAGTACAAATTAAATGAAAACAATAGTATTAGGACCACCAGGTACAGGTAAGACAACTACTTTATTAAATAAAGTAGATAGTTATTTAAAAGAAACTGATCCAGATAAAATAGGCTATTTTGCTTTTACTCAAAAGGCTGCATATGAGGCTAGAGATAGAGCAATGAAACAATTTAATTATACAGAAGATGATCTTCCATACTTTAGAACTTTACACTCACTAGCATTTAGAAAATTAGGATTAAAAAAAGATCAAGTTATGCAACCAAGACACTATAAAGATCTTGGAAAAAAATTAGGGTTTCCAGTATCTTATGCAGAACACCAAGAAGATCATGGTATATTTACTTCTGATAGTGAATACCTACAAATTATACAATTAGCACAACTAAGAAATATTACACCTGAACAACAATATAATAAACGAGAACATACACAGGATTTAGAATTAGATAAACTACATATTATTCATAACGAATTAAAAAGATACAAAAAAGAATATGCTTTAATAGATTTTAATGACATGATTTTAGAATTTATAAAATCAGATAAATCTCCAAATTTTGATGTTGTATTTATAGATGAAGCACAAGACTTATCTCTTATGCAATGGGACATGACAAAAACTATTTGGAATAAAACAGAAGATACTTTTATTGCAGGTGATGACGATCAAGCAATATTTAAATGGGCTGGTGCTGATGTGGATTCTTTTATAGCACTTAAAGATCAAATGATTAACCTTCCATTAATACAATCACATAGAATACCTATGAAAGTTCATAAACTTGCTATGGGTATTATAAATAAAATTAGAAATAGAATAGATAAAACTTGGCAACCTAAAACTAATGAAGGGAGTTTACATAGACATTTTGAGGTTGATTCAGTCGACATGTCAAAAGGTGAGTGGTTAGTATTAGCTAGAACTAAACATATGTTGAAAGAAGTAGAAGATACTTTGTACCGTAAAGGTTTATATTATGAAACTAAAAACAAAAGAAATTATGAAAAAGATTTACAAGAAGCAGCTACAGATTGGGAGCATTTAAGACAAGGACAATTATTATCTTTTAAACAAATTGAAAAAATATCTAAATACATGGGACCAGATAACTGGGAAAAAGAAAAAATAAAAGGTATGACTAAAGGTTCTTTTTTTGGAATAGATCAACTTACAAAAGATTATGGATTAAAAACTAAAAAAGTTTGGTATGAATCATTAAACGATGCGGGGACAAGAAGAGTAGAATACTTAAGAAAAATGAGAGCAAATGGTGAACAATTAAATAAAAAGCCAAGAATAGAATTATCAACTATACATGCAGCTAAAGGTGGTGAATCACAAAACGTAGTTCTTTTAACTGATCTTACTAAAACAACTATGGAAACTTATGAAAAAAATGCAGATGACGAAAACAGATTATTTTATGTGGGTGCAACCAGAACAAAGGAAAATTTACATATTATAGAACCAAAACAATATAACAAAGGATTCATACTATGAGTGATGTTTATAAAAAACAAATTGGAGGATCGCATTATTCTTCGATGGTTATACAGCCATCAGAATTTATAAATAAAAATAACTTGCCCTTTGCGGAAGGAAACGCTATAAAATATTTATGCAGGCACAAGCAGAAAGGACAAAAGCAAGATTTGGAAAAAGCAATTCATTATTGTCAAATGGCAATTGAGCGTGATTATCCAGATGAACCAAAACCAAAAGAAGATAAACCACAAGATAAAGATAACTCATGGGGGATAATTACTAAATGATACAAAAACCTTTATTTGCGCCACAAACAGAGTGGCTACCACCAGAAGACTTTCCAGATCTATCAAAATATGAAGAGATAGCAATTGACTTAGAAACTAAAGATCCAGATTTAATAAAAATGGGATCAGGTTCCGTTACTAAAAGAGGAGACGTAGTAGGAGTAGCAGTTGCTGTTTATGGATGGTCTGGTTATTATCCAATTGCACACGAAGGTGGTGGTAACATGGATCGTAAAAAGGTTTTAAAATGGTTTCAAGGTGTATTATCTACACCAGCCACAAAAATATTTCACAACGCCATGTATGACGTGTGTTGGATACGCGCGTTAGGTTTAAGTGTCAACGGTAAAATAGTGGACACGATGATTGCATCGGCCCTTGTTGATGAAAATCAAATGCGTTATGACTTAAACAACTGCAGTAAAAGATACACTGGAAAAACAAAAAGTGAAACAAATTTATATGAAGCAGCGAAGAGTTGGGGGGTTGACGCCAAGGCAGAAATGTATAAACTACCTGCCATTTATGTTGGCGAATATGCAGAAAAGGACGCTGAACTTACTTTAGAACTTTGGCAAGAACTTAAAAAAGAAATTTTACACCAAGATATAAAATCTATTTTTCAATTAGAGACAGAACTTTTTCCTTGTTTAGTTGATATGCGTTTTTTAGGAGTACGTGTAGACGTCGAAAATGCTCAAAAATTAAAGCAACAGTTAGTTGAAGAAGAAAAAGAATGCTTACAAATAGTAAAAAAAGAAACTGGAGTAGATACGCAAATATGGGCAGCTCGATCCATCGCACAAGTTTTTCAAAAACTTGACCTACCATATGACTCAACCGAAAAAACAAATTCTCCATCATTTACTAAAAACTTTTTACAGAATCACCCCCACCCACTGGTGAAACGAATAGCCCGAGCCCGTGAAATTAACAAG